CCTGCCCCCACCCCCCCGGCCCCCTGGGCCGCTACATTGTCCCCGCTCAAGTGCTGGGGATGTGCGCCGACGGCGACGGCGTGCAAGTCTGGTGCACCGACCTGGGCGACGGTTGCGACTGGTTTTTTACCGTCGATGCAAAAACCGATCTGCGGATTTATGACCGGGTGCAACTCGTTGTAGAGGACAACGACACCCCGGACGACTTCACCGATGACAGAGTTGTTGACGCTCTGTTTTGCCACGACTGCGACGACGTGGACGACTAACAGGAGGTGCAGGCAATGCGTTACCAGATCGTTTATTGCAAGCGGGGTTTACCGCTCACCACCTGGGCCAACACCGCCGACCGGGCGCGCCAGTTGGCCGACCAACTCCGCCGCGTCGGTTATTCCGTGGACGTGTGGCAGCACACCGCCGACGGATCGCGGAAAACCGACCTTTGACCCCCGCCGGATACTCTAGCAGGGTTGCACCGCAAAGCAGCCCCGCCCCATCTACCCGGCCCCGCCGGGATGAACCACAACTAAAACACAGGAGGTTTACACCATGACCAACGAAGAGATTATTTTGAAGAGCGTGCAAGCGCACTTGACCCCCGCCCAGCGGCACGAGATCGCCGCCGCGGCATACACCCCGGAGCAGATCGCCCACGCCGTCGAGCATATCCCGGACGGCCTCGACGCGCTGGCCGCCTCTCAAGTCCACACTTTTGCATGGTGGAAAGACAACGGCAAGAGCGTGAAGAGGGGAGAAAAAGCCCTTTTCACCTGCCCGCTGTGGAAGTACACCGACAAGCCAAGCAAAGCCCAGATCAAGGCGGCAGAGGCCGCAGGCAAAGAGGTACAGCCCGCGGCTCATTACTACCCCACCACGTCGTATATGTTCAGCCGCTTACAGGTTGAAAGCAGCAAGCCCGCCCCCGCTGGCCGCTTTAAGAGTATCGACGAGATCAAGGCCTATAACAAGATGCTGGCAGAGCAGCGGCGCGCCGCGAGAGTATCCGCCGCCATCAAAACCGCCGCGGATGCAATCGCCCAGGACGTTACAACAGAGGCGCGGCAGGCAGCACAGCAGGCAGCCGCCCGCGTTGTCGTGGCTGTGGAAGAACACCACGAGCTGCCCGAACTTGTAGAGGCTCCCAAGCCTGCCACGAAAAAGGCCCGCAACGTAACACCGCCGGACACCATCAAGATCACCCTGCACAACAACCCCCAGAACTACATAGAACTAAACCCCGGCTTTTTCCCCTGCGGCGTTGGCCAGTTTAAGCAGATTATGAAGTTGGTTCGAGAGGACACCGCCCACACCGACGAACTCACCGCCGCTATCATTGACATTTTGAAGCGCAAGGCAAGCACTTGCGGCCCGGATCAGACCGCCGCACGGCGGAACCTTGTAGCCCTTGGCGAAATCAAGGAAGAAAAAAGCCCGGTAAAGGTCAGCAACAAACCGGAATTTTTTGAAACCCTCATGCGCAACGGAAGCGGAAATTTCCGCCGCCTGCGCTCTGGCTACCGTGCAGAGTATGCCGGGTTTACGTTTTTCTTCTCCAAGTGCAAGGATTTCAAACGCTGGGATATTTACGAATCCCGGTGCGGCCTGCTGGCTCTTCCCGCCGGAATGTGTGGCCGCACGAAAGCGGAATGTGCTTCTTGTCTCGTCAAATACTTTGACGTGGAAAAGGCAAAGACGCTCAACCTTGACAAGATGGAGCAGATCAAAAAGGCCGCTCCCCTGGAAGCAGCGGCCAGCATTTGAACCACAGCAGCGGACACCCCAGCAGGGCCGCACCGCACGAAAAAGCGGCCCCGCCCCAGCCCACACGGGCCACAACAAAATAACTTTGGAGGTATCACACATGAGAGCACCGCAAGAAATCGCCGCCGAAATGCGCAAATCCGACGAATGGAACCCGGAACTTTGCGCGGAGCTGTGCGAGGCCGCAGGCATGAGCACAGAGTGGAACGCCGCCGACGGGGAAAACTTTGAATCCGTCGTTTTCTCCGCGGCTCGAAAGATGCACGTTCAAATCATTTCCAACCCGGTTTTGTTTATCAACGAGAAGCCCGCCGGGGCTGTCCAGTCCTACGAACACGACGCAGATTTTACCGGGTGGAACTTCAACCTTGAATCCGGCTCCCGCATCTTCATTCCGTTTACGAATATCAAGCTGTTCCGTTCCTCCGGCATCTTGGAAATTACCACGTTCTCCGGCACGATCTGAACACGCGCGGACACTCTGCCAGGGTTGCACCGTACAAAGCAGCCCAGGCCCAGCCCCACCGGGGCATAACGAAACGAACAACAGGAGGTTTTTTCTATGTCTTGTATTCATCTTTCTACCCAGCACACCGCCGCCGTCGCCTGCGGGGTTGCGTTTATGCTCAACGGTGCCGGGGGCATGGATCACCTTTCGGGTTCCGTCGTGACCTCGAAAGTCTGCCGCGCTTTCAAGTCCTGTATGTACCCGCTGGACTCCCTGTTTGACGACCGCAAAATCTACGCTGTTCTTTACAGGCTGAACGAATCCGCTTGTGTGGATCGTTACCACCTGGAACCAGACAGCGCCGACGAAGTTCCTGAAATGCCGCAGGACTTCCCCCATCTGCTCCACCTGCTGAGCTGGGACGGCGGACACTACACCATCGACAGCGATTTTTACACCTTTGCAAAGCTACTGGATAGCCTCATTTACCAGTGTGACGAAGATGTGAACCGCGGCAACGATATTTTAGAAGCCCTTTCAACCATTCGCTGTGCTCTGTATTCTTTCATTGTCCACAATGCCGCCGACTACAACAACGCCGAATGGATCATCTAACCCAGGCCGGACACCTTGACGGGCCGCACCGTAAAGCGACCCGATCCCAGCCGTAAGGCATAACGAACCACGAAAACGAAATGGAGGATTTTATATTATGGCAACTTACACGATCAACGAAAGCACCGCCCGCCTCTCTCACGAAATGCGCTCTTGGAGCGACTACCACGCAGGCAGCGCAACGAGGGAGTACGAGGCCCAGGTGGCCCAGGCCGCCGCCATCTTGGAGCAGGTCAAGGCCAAGTGCTTCACCGAAGAGCAGAAAGAGCGGGCCGAATATCTGTTCGACCGTTACGCCAAGACGCTGGCAGAGGCCACCAACAAGGAGAACGAGATCGGCACGCGCTGCCCCAGCGTGATGATCTGCGGCGCGGGCAACTTCCCCGTGCGGAAGAAGCAGAAGCAGATCAAGGCGTTCGAGGCCAACCGGGAGAACTGGCGCAAGGCTGAACACTATCTCGACCAGCTCAAGAGGGCGCACACCCTGGCCGTGAAAGACTCCGATCCCGAAGTGCTGGACTTCCTGCGGGCCAAGCTGGCAGGTCTGGAAGCTGGACACGAATTGATGATCTCCGCCAACGCATACTATCGCAAGCACAAGACGCTGGACGGTTTCGAGGGCATCCCCGAAAAGACGCTTGCCTGGATCACGAAACCCGGCGTTTACATGGCAGGCGGTCGGAACGGCGACGGTTCGCCGCTGGCGTTCCACGGCAAGCCGTTCCCCACCTACGAACTGACGAGCAGTAAAGCCACCATCAAGCGGGTGCAAACACGAATTGCAAAGATCGAGGCTGCCAAGGCCGCCGCCCCGGTGGAGGATGAGCGCGACGGTTACACCTACAAAGAGGATCAGGAGATCATGCGGGTGCAGCTTATCTTCCCCGGCAAGCCCGACGACGAAACCCGCGACGTGCTGAAGCACAACGGTTTCCACTGGTCGCCCCGCAACGGCGCATGGCAGCGGCAGTTAAACGACGCTGGCAAGTATGCCGCGCACCGGGTCATGGAATTTCTGGACGGCAACGAATAACGAAAACAGCGGACACCCCAGCAGGGCCGCACCGCACGAAAGCGGCCCCGCCCCAGCCCACACGGGCCAATCCCTTAACTCAACTGTGTTCGTAGGCTATTTATCAACGAACACCCAAACACACGAAAGGAGTTTTTTATGTTCATGCCCTATTTTGTCGATGGTGCAGGTAGGCGGCACACGTTCCAGGACGATTTTGCCTTGAAAGGTGGACTTCTCAAGGCATTGCGGAAAGGTGAGGACGTTTTTTCTTATCGGTTCCGTTTGAAGTCCAGCTATTCCGGCGGCCATGATTACGAACTGGCCTCGCTTCTTCATACCCGCAACGGTTTTGTTGCTAGTTTCACGTTTGAAAGTTCTCTTGGCAAGGAAACCTATTGCATCTAACTTTTTGTATGGCATCTGTCCCGGTTCCCCGCCGGGGCATTTCATGCTATACTGTCATTAACGAAATGGAGGTATTTCTGTGAACGAAATGCAGACTTTTTATCCCTGGTGCGTGGTTGCCGCCTTTTCTGACGGTTCCCGGCTCACGTTCGGCGGTTCTACCGAAGAGCAGGCCCGCAGCGCAATGGAAGCCGCCAGCAACGAACACGGTGAAATATCCTGGTGGGATCATGTCACCGACACGAATTATGTTGACGGTCAGTATTACCAGCTTTTGCCCGATTTGCCCACGCTCCACGTCGTCGATCTCGCAGGGTATGACGGCCCCGTGGATGCAAACGGTTTTCCCGCTGGCTTGCCGGACAAAATCGCCCGGTACGCCGTGGAGCATGGAGCCGCCGAGGATGAAGCCCAGGTCATTGTCAGGATGCACGAAAGGTGGCGACGCGCATGAACATTCTCCCGGAAGAGTTGCAGGCCGTTTTGAAGAAAGGCCTATCCGATACGTTCCAGCGTGAGCAGATCATTTCGGAGGACGAACGCCTGCGCAGTCTTGAATCCGCTGTGCAGAAGAACATCTGCACACTCCACGATCTCCCGCCAGACGGTGTTATTGTGTCTGGCCGCAAGGATGCACCCGGCGTGTTTACTTTCATCATCACAGAACGAACGCCGGAAATTGTATTTACTTTTGACGCAGACTCTTTTAACGAACACGAATAACGAAAACTCCCCCGACGGAATTACCCGCCGGGGGAGTTTCTTTTGTTCCTATTCGCAAGTTGTTTTTCCAGGGAGGTTTTCGCTCTCGCGGAAGTCCCCACTTTTACGCGCGCACAAATCCGGCATCATCATAGCCTTTAATGTTTTTCCGGCACACGAATTTTGCCGCCGCCTGTCTGGGGCTTTTCATGGCGTTTTGATAGATTTTCTATCACGAATCCGCCTTTGTGCTTTTCCTGCTGTTTTTAATCGCGCGCGTCATACGCGCGCAAGAGGATTTCTTCTGCCATTGGCATTTCGTCCAGCATCGGGCCGAGAATGGCAAGTGCAACCTTTTCTTTCCGCTGAGCGGTGATCTCCTTTACCCCCAGTTCCGCCGCAATGCTCGTCCAGCCTCTTTGTAACGATTTTTGCGGGTAAACGTACCGCCCGCGCAGAATGATTTTGTAATCACCGTTCATGCGGTCTAATTGGTCACGAATATTATCCCTGTCAGCCAGCAAAACGCCCCTGCGCACCAGCAGGCGGTTTTCGGTGCGTTCGTATTCCTCGCTGCTGTCGGCCAGTTTCACGGCCAGCGACGCGGTGCTGTCGCCCGGAGTGGTTCCATGCGGCATCCCGTCCATGTCCATGCCCTTGATGGGATTGTAGCGATCCCGCAACTCTGCAATTTCTCTGTTCACGTCATAGAGCTGTGCTTCAATCCCGCCCAGGTAACGCAAAACCATTTTCGTTTCTTCTGCCTGCATTTTACCCTCCCGCGTTTCTCTCTGTTAGAATTTCCCGAAGATCGGGCCTGCGCCCTGTTCTGCGGTCACCTCGACGCTGCCGCCCGTGATCTCCGCTACCTTGCGGCCAAGCATGGTATGCGCCGTATACTCACCGTCAACTGCCCATTCCAAGAACTGCTCATAGTTCCTGCGAACCTCTTCCACGGCTGCATTGATCTGCGCCCGGTCGTAGCCCATTTCGTTTAAGCCCTCCACGAAATAGCGGATCGTCAGGTCGCCAGCATCCCGGCGTTCTGCCAGCGCGTCTTTTTCATGCTGCTTTCGCGGGTACTCTCCCGCCGGGAGAACAAACGACCTGTCCAGCATCGGTTCCGTGCGCTCTCTAAGTAACTGCCGCGCGCGGGTCTGCCCCAGCACAGCGCGCTCTGTTGTGTACACGTCGGCTCGGTTTTTCATGGCCGCCGTCAAACGGTCAAGTGCGCCCTTGTCAAATTCCAGCACATCAAAAGCCGCAATGATGGTGCAGTAGCGCAGTACCTCGTCTGTGGCCTTTCTGTTATCTATGATATTCTTTTTCGCGCTGATTTTCGATTTCGCACAACGGCTGATGGAATTTCGCACCATCATGCGCTGTACTGCTGCATTCGGTCTAGCTTTCATGGTTTACCCTTTCTGCTTTGCAAGCCTCTTCCACGCCTTTATTTCTGCCGACGTGTCAGGCGTGATGTGTTCGACAAATTTCCAGCCCCGCGGCTCTGCCACAAGGTCGATGAACAGACGGCGGCGGTAGATATAATCTCGCTGCTGCCGCCGGGTGAATTTGCTTTTCACCTCCACCACCTCCGTTGTGCCGTCGGCGTAGGTCAGCACAAAGTCGGCGGTGTATCTGGCCGCCGGGAGCTTCACATTTCCGTACTCCTTTTCCGGGAGCAGTGAAAACGCCCGGTGCGTTTCCACGTTGACGATCTGCCCCCGTTGTACTTTCGGCAGGATCACACCCATGTAGTAGTCATACTCGCCGCGGGAGTCAAAATCCATGCCCGCGGTTTCTGCAATGCTGGCCGCCGCGGCCATTGACGGCGTTGCAGGTGCTCTTTTCTGGCCTCTGGCCGCGATCTGTGCTTCTGCCTGTGCGCGGATGCGGGGCGGCAGGTCGGAAAGTTCAAGCCTCACGCTCAAGGTTGATTCCTCCTGTTCTTCATCCCGGTTTCTTTGCGGTAAAGGCGCACGATCAGATGGCGGGTGCTGTTGCCCGTGATGATTGGTTCGCAGTAGTGCAGAGTATAGCCGGGGTACATTTTCTCCCAGAACGCACGATCTTCCAAACGATTCTCGCAAACATCCTTGAGTTTTCCGCGGCTCATTTTCCCGTCGTTCGGGCGGGGCATTTTGGGCGGTTTCAGCCCGCGGCTCTGTCGCCAGTGCCGTTTGCACCGAACATTCTTCACGATGTACTTTGCAAGACCCGTGATGTACCCGTGGTCGAAATTCAACGGTTCGCACCGGGCCATTCCACGTCCGCCCCATGCTTTTTCTACCATTTCGCGCGTAAGCCCCTCTGTGTGTTGCATGACGATGTGGTGATGGTGTCTGCCAACCCACTTTCCGTCAACATATGTCGTATACTCCGCCACTTCCGCCCATCCTGGGTGTGCAATTCCGGCTTTGTCGCACATACGGTACAGCTTTTTCATGGCGGCGGAAAAATCTTTGTCCACGCGCTCCATGTCGCCGGGTGCGGGCAGATGGTCGTTGTCGTAGGTGTATGTAACGGAGTAGTCCGTTCTGCGGAAGTTTCGCTGGATCAGCAGTTCCAGGTATCGCCCGGATTGCCGGAAATTGTACGCTTCTTTCGCAATGGAGCTGGCAAGTTCTTTCTTTTTGCGGGTGCTGGCCTTGTGCTGCTGTTCCGTGATCTCGAAAAAGTCAACCTGCATTGTTTCAGCCGTGGCGTAATCTTTGCCGCAGATGAATTTTTGCTCTCGCACTCTGAAACCGCCTGCCATACTCTCTACGTCCCTCCTTCCGCTCACGTCATGGAACTTTCTTTATCTTGACCCACAAACGAAAGAGGGAAACGATGCAGAGGAACAACGCCGGGCCGCGTTCCCTTTGCCCTCTATTCCGATAAGCTGCTGGAACGCTGCCCTCGTTTTCCCTCTGCACTCCCTTTCCCCGCCGGGGGTAGGTGCATCGTTTTGCTCTTCTTTCTCGTCGTGTCCCTTAACTTAGCTTCCGTATACAAGCCCCTTGCCGCCTCGTCAGGGCGGCTATTTAACGACGGACTACTATGTATTATATATAATGTAAGAGGCTTGCTCTTCGGCGGTCACTTTTTCTTGAGGAAGCCGCCAATGATTTTCTTGTATTCCTTGCTACACTCCGGGCAAAGGTCGCGCTTGCGGCCCTGGTCGTCTGTCACTTCTTCCCAGTCCCTCGTCATACGTTCGCGGACACTGTTCATGTTGCTGCACCTATCCGTCGGCGCAAACATGGTCTTGCCGCATTTGTCGCAGGTATACTCGACCCCATCCCTAGTCATTTTCATCTTTCCTTTCTTTCCATTCCGGGCAGGTGTTCTCCGGGTCGGTAAAATCCGCCCGGTGTTCAGATAAGCCGTTGAAGCATACCCACGAGAAACTGTCATGCCATGCGCAGGTGGAGCAATTTTCTTCGCTGTGTTCCATTTACTCTTCCTCCAATTTTGTTCCGCATACCGGGCAGAAGTTCAGGTCGAATGTTCCATGCGTCATTGTCCCGATGTTCTTCCCGCGCCGCTGGTATCCATGCACCAAAGCCGCCTTATACATCGGTTTTTCTCCCTGTCGCCAGTTTATTTCACTCTTGTCCACCTTTTTCATGCAGGACAGAAACTCGCAAAAATCACAGTGCTGTTTATTCTCGTTCACTCTCGCTCCTCCCAGTTCCAGCAAGAATCTTCCGGGGTCGTTCTGGGTCTTTTTTCCAGGTCGTTGAAGCACGTCGTATCTCGCAAATGCCACCTGCAAAACTCGCAGCTTTTGTGTATGATGATTTTTGCGCCGCATTCCGGGCAGTGCTTAAACGTGTACTCGCAAAGTTCTTTCTCCCCGTCATCCGGGTCAATCTTGATTCGCTTCCAGTCCTCAATATGGATTCCGCACTTGTGGCAGATAAATTCGTCGCAATCCAGGTAGTCCATATTTTCGTTGTACGTCAGCGGTTGCAAGCTCTCCGCAGTTATGGTCGGTTCAGCTTTCAGGCTTCCCATAATCAACTTCACCACGTCGATCTTAATTTTCCCATACGTCAGTTCACCTTTCAAGGCACACGCTATGTTTTTGAGCACCTGCTCAAAGTGGTTTGCGTCAACCAGCCGTTTTTCTTTCACTCTTGCCTTCCTCCTTTGGTTCATACTCTCCCGACAGCGCCAGCGCCATTGCCTTGCAGATTATCGTCACCTTGACGCGCTCCCAGTTTTCCCACGGTTCAGGTTTTACCATCGGTTTTTGCCTTTCTCTTGGGCGGTCGTTTCTTCGGTGCTTCCGGGATTGTAGCCGCAACTTCCTTTTGCTTCTGCTGCTTTTCCATTTTCGCCGGGATGGCTTCAACCAGATTTCTAAAACTCTGTAAGGTTTGAAGCGCCTGCATCTCGAACACAAGCCGCGCCAACTCTTCCGGCGTTCCCTGCTGGATGGAGTGGCCGTCCGGGTATATCGTTATCGTCATTCCGTACCATCCTTTTCTTTCAGTTCCACTTTCGGCATCGGCTGATCCGAACGGTTGAGTGGGGAGAAGAAGTCGTTCCACATCCCGCCCTCCGGGAAGTCGTGCCACGCCAGGGCATAACGGATTGCCAGCCATACGGATTCTGCCCGGTACGCTTCCTTCAATGTGAACTGGATAGAAGCTGTCGGTACATTCTGCGCCCAGAGCGCGCGCAACCCCGCCCGCATACGATCACGGAGTCGCATACACTTGTAAAAATCCTGCTCGTGATCCCGGTGGAATTTCTTCCGTTCCTCGGTAGTGTGGCACTCTTTCTCCATCTGCTCCACATAGTCCCAGCAGCAGACCTCATTCGTGAAGTCCTCGAACTGCCCCATCCGCAGGCGGAGATATTCTTCACACGCTTGCTTTACTGCTTCCGCCGTTTTCCTGCTCATGGTTATGGTTACGGTTTCCACATCCGCCGGGGGTGACTTTCTTTTCTGTGCCATGCCGATTCTCCTTTCCGCCGGGTCATCCACGGTGCTGTCCGTGTTCAAACTTTTTCACCATTGCGGCTACCTGAATCGCTTCCACTGCCAGATCGACCGCCATTTCACGGATTTCTTGAAGCTCTTCCCGCGAAATTGTTTTGTTTGCCTTGACGGCGTTCCACATTCTCTTTTTGACGTGGAGTTCCAGCGGCATAAGTGCCTGTTCAACTTCTTCCAGCTCTTCCCGGACGATGTTCTGGCCCTCGTGCGGGCTGGCAAAAGGCCGGAAGCGCTTGTTTGCAGCGTTCAGTTCCTTGTTTACCAGCTTGCGAACGTCACTTTTGATTGCATCCATCTTTCTTCCTCCGTTTATCTGTCCATGTTTTCCAGCCAGTAGATGATTCCGACCCAGAAGCCGATCATTTGAAGCACCCGATCTCCCAGTGTACGGTGCTTCTTCTTTTTCTCAAGCTGCTGTGTCAAAACTGCAATCTGCTTATTTGCAACAGCTTTGCTGATCTCTGCTTTTTCCTGTTCGTTCTGAACCTTTCTTTTCAAGAGGTAGATTTCTCTTTCCTGGCAGGCGCAAACGCTTTCCTGCGCCTTGAGTTTTTCCCAGAGCATAGCATTCACGGCCTCAGTTGTTGCCTTTTGGCTCTGTCTGATCCGTTCCATTTGCAATGCTTGACCGTTCCAACTTGGATTGTTGTCTTTCATCAGATACGGCGCATTGTACGTCAGTGTTACTTGTTTTTGCGGCATTGGGGCTGTCCAATACCACCTTGCGCAACGCTCGACAAGCATCTGATCCATTGTCATTGCGTGTTTCTGTTCGTACTCCCAAACCCTGCTGTTAATAATCGCTCGCACCAGATTTGCGCTTTTTTCGTCCGCCTTTATTCCCCACTCTACCAGTTCCTCGAATTTTTCTGCCGGGAAAATGTTATCTATGAAAAACTCTGCGAACTCTTTTGCCCCATCCGATTCCAGGTAAATCCCATCGTGGGCCATAGCCTCGTTATTGAGAAGCCGTACAGCAAAGACCCCTGTTTCTTTGAACCGTTCAATGTCAATTTCCGGCACAACGTATATATTCATTCCGTTGCCCCCTCGTCTTTGACCTTGAGGCCCAGAAAATCGGCTACGCCATAGCTTCCGTCGCCGCATGAATGGCACTCATACAGCGTCGGTTCCATGACTTCTTCCGGCTTTTTCTGCCTTACGGCCCGGTACATCATGTCCATTACAAACCGCTGGTTGCTCTTTTCTCCGCTGGTTGAGCATTCCACATACTCTTTGCCGCACAGGCGGCACTTGTATATAGCGTCAAGTCTCTTCATCGTCCGCCTCGGTTTCCTCGTTGCCTCCTGTCGGCCAGCACTGGCGCGTTATGTCCACCGTGCCGTCCTTTAAGCCCTCCACGCGCAGGAGCGTCAATGCTTCCAGAAGCGAATCCCGCAGGGCCTCTTTCACATCCGGCTGCACGATCGCTGCCCGGACAGAAAACCCGTCCTTTACTACGATGTACTTTTCACCCTGGCTGGATGTCCGCAGATAGAACGCCATGTACGCAGAATTTGCAAATTCACCCTGCAATGGGGCCAGATCGTCGGCGGTGGCAATGGCGATCACGTTCTTTTGCTCGTCCGTCAGCAGGCGGAGTTCCTGGCCGTGAATCGACACGTCAATGTCCATCGTCACCAGCCGGATTTCTCCCTCCACACTGTCGGTCAGGTTGTATCCCTCAAGCCATGTTGCGTCCTCGTCGGTGAAGTCGTTGTAGGCGATATTCTCCATCGTCTTAGGGCCGATGCCAAACATCATAGCGGTTTCGTCCCGGTCAATGGGCTTCGGGTAGCCGTTCAGGCGGTAGATTCCGTGTGCCGTCATAATCCATACTTCACGCAGCGGGCCGACATAGTGAACGCCGCACACCCCGCTTGCCTTGATGTTCTTTGCGATAGCTGCAAGTCTCATTTTCTGATTACCTCCACGTCCGGCTTTTCGGTCTCTCTGAATCTCGGATAAAACGTCATTGCGCACATCCTTGCTTCATGGAGTGCGGCCTTTACACTTGCCGCATCGAGTTTGTACGGCAGATACATTGGTTGCTTCGTGTAGCTGTCGATTCCGTGCAGGGCTATGCTATATCTTTCCATTGTTTTCTCCTTTCCTTTTATTTTTCTCTGCGGGCAATCCCGGAATCGAACCGGGCGGTGGGCCTGTCCCTTGCTCATAAAAAGGAGCCGCCGCGTGGGCGGCTCCTTAAAAACTTAGTTGATGCCGTTGATAATGGGGATGCTGTTGCCGTCGCCAACGTAGGTAGGCAGTTCGCCGTTCCACAGGGAGTCCACGTTGGTGATCTTGTAGTATTCCAACAAGTTACTATTCAAGCTGTCATTCAGCGCACGGTTCGCCTCAGCCTTTTTCTCGGCTACATACAACTCCGCATCTGCTGCCACCTTGGATTTTTCGGCCTCGGCATTTGCGGCGATCAGGTCAGCGTCTGCCGTGGCCTTGGCCTCGACGCGGCGTTTTTCTGCGTCCGTTTCCGCCTTTTCCTTTTCCTGCTGGGCTTTTACCTTTGCCTCCACCGCATCGGTGAATGTGTCGGTGAAGTCAAAATTCGTCACGGAAATGTACTGCAAGTCGATGTTGTACTCTGTCAGCACCTCGCGGAGTTTTGCATCCATCTGCGCCGCTACCGCATCCCGGTTTGAAATGAGGCTGCTTGCATCGTAGTGCGCCACCACCGCTTTCACCGTTTCCAGCACGCGGGGAGTAATCAGCGTGTCCTCGTACTTCTTGCCAACGGACTTATAAATCGTCATGGCGTTTGCCTGGTTGATACGGTAGCCAACGGATACGCTGGTTGAGACCTCCTGAATGTCAGAAGAGAACGCAGATAAATCCATGCTCATTTCCTGCACCCGGTTGTCCATCTTCACAATGGACTGCCAGGGCTGTTTGAACACGATACCTGCGTCCTTTGTGCCGTCCTCGACTTTGCCAAATGTCGTAACGATGCCCGTATAGCCAGTAGGGACGTAGGACACGCAGGAAATGCCGATCATAACCACAGCGACCACCGCCGGGATAATTGCGCTGTTCTTGTACTCTTTTGCCAGGAGCAGCACTGCCAGCGCAAACAGTGCGGCGACCACGCCGATGATGAAGAAAATCATATTTCCTCGCTTTCGCTCATTCGTTTATGTACGGGCGGAAGTTCGGTTGAATCTGATCGTGGCAGGTACGGCCTCCACTTATTTTTTTGCCATCTTTTTTGTTCCTCTGCGGCTTCTTCTGTTCTCCTTACAAATCGTATGAATAATCTTGGATGTACGGTGGAAACAGCACCTCTCCCAGTATTGGCTTTATTCCCTGCGGGCGTTTCTCTACATCCACCCGGTAATCTTCCAGCAGCATCGTTTCTCCACAGAATGGACACTTTTGGGGTAGCTTTTCATTCGGGATGCCACCTCGCTGATTGTGGCTTATTTCCGTTGTGCAGTAAACGCACCTGTATTTTAGCGCAATTTTCACTGGCGCATTTTCTTCAAAGCTAACTGGAAACCGTTTTTCTTTTGGATATATCTTGTTGTCATAGATGTCATACAGCTTATTGAATCCGCCCTCTGCTTTCTTCATCCAGTTGAATTGCCCCTTAGCGGCATCGTGCAGATTCTTGTAGTGGTTTACGGTCACAGGCATTCCATTGTTGAAGTCCTCGTGTGTCACCCGCGTTTCAAAGCTACATGGGCTGCTTCCGATCGGGCGCGTTTCGATTTCGTACCCATTGACCTTGCTTTCGAGTTTGCCAAAGTCCTTTGCATCGGTTGTACTCTTTGCGCGGTCGTCCCAGTATTCTGTGGCTCCAACCTTGCGTGGATCATTGTTCCAGGTGTCAACCCACGACGGCAGGTTTTTGTTCACCGCGTCGAACGTCAGACCCCATTTTGCGCAGGCCTCCACAGCATCGTTCAGTTCCTTTCCCGTCCTGCACGTCCACAGAATCAGGGCTGCGCCGTTTTCCTGCTCGGACAGAGCCTTGAAGATAACGCCCCAGCGCGGCAGACCGATTTCGGGGTATTTGTTTTCACAAAGCGTCCCGTCAAAATCAATCGCAATTACTTTCTGCATTGTTGCTCCTTTCATTCCGCTTCCCGGATGATCCACACCCGATGTTCACCGTACCCGCTCCATGCCAGCGCATTTTCGTGGGTGTCAACAGCCACGTCGAGGTGGTAGCCCTGCACGTCTGCGCCCTTGTCTTGCACAATACGGATGCCCACACCCTCTATGTACAAAACCGTCCCATAGGGGAGAAGCGTTTGGTCTGCCGCCACCGTCACGTCCGCCTGGATCGGCTGCCCGCTGGCTGTTATGCCGCGTCCCTCCCCGCAAATGTGTTGATACTGCTCCGTGCAGTATGCCGTACACATAAACGTCCCGGCTTCTTCCAGATAAACCTTGCCGTCTGCCATCGAATCAAGCCGATCCTGCAAGGCGGAAATGGTTTCTTCGTCCCGGATCGCGCGGTCAGACCAGTTCTGAAACCTGCTGGCGTAGATGTCGCGCTCCTGTGTTACCTGCTGAATCCTGGTGTGCAAAACTGCACCATTAAAAATTGCAAGGCCGAGAGCCGTACAGCTCAAGGCAAAAGAAACTGTCGGTAGCATAGGCTTTCTCATGATTTCACTTCCTTTTCTCCGAACCATTTCTTTGTTACGGCGATCGGGAACTCTTCAATTTCAGAGGCCCACGCCGCCGTCCCTGCTCCGTATGTTGTTTCCCACACCAGCGGAAACCCGCCGATGCCGTCAAACAGACTTCCCAACTTTGCGCCGTCACCCATGTACGGTTTCATTTTCTGGACGATCCAGAACCATTGCGGGAGTGCGATGCTGTTTCCCAGCGCCTTATACCGCGGACTGTCTGCCGCCTTGTGCTTTTTCCCTTTGGTGTCCGTCCATTCTCCAATGTCCGTCCATCCGTCCGGGTAGCCTTGCAGACGTTCGCACTCTGTCGGTGTGAGGCGGCGCACAATCCAGCTTATCGCCCTTGGCGGCTCCATGTGTTCTATTGCAACCGCCTGCGCATCGTGCATCGTGTCCAGCGTGCCGGACTTTTCTTTTGTGACCGACGCATGGGCTTGTCCGTTTCCGATTCCATAGCTTTCCATGACCTGCGGCCCGGAATGTGATGCTATACTCCGGCAGGTGATGGATGTAGCCGTATCTCCCGTCACAGCCCCGTTGTATAAGTCAACTGCGATTGCGGTATAATCTGTGATCCGGCTTTTGTGATCTCCTGTAATCGTCGGCACTATCTGGCCGTCGCCGTTTTCTCGTGCATCAAACACTTTCACGACAGCGGACGGCGTATGTGCGCTGGCCGCCAGAGGATGGCACGGGTCGCCCCAGTGCGGGTTACTTCCGTTCTGCGGGCTGGTTAGTTGCGTAGTATCAAACGGCAGCGCATCAAGAACAATCGGGTCATGGCCTTTTGCATTTGCCCTCAATGTCCCCACCACGTCATACGACACATCCATCTTGCCGCCGCCTTGGTCGTTTAAGACTGGAACTTTGTACGCCACAGCATGGCGATCAACCGTATTCACGGTGAAGCTACCATTTTCTCTTACTCCTGTTCCGTTTTGGTTTGTCGCTCTATCTACCGTATTGCCGCTAATGCAATACGTCGGTTCTCGGATTGGTTGGAAAAGTGTCTGGTCTTGGAGCGTCGATAGCGTCCCTGTTTTCTCCGTCTGCACAAGCGCGCCCTTGCCGCCGCCTGCACATCCCCCTCTAATTTTCAGGGTGTAGGCGTTCCGCCCCCCCTCTGCCACCACTCGATCATTTCCAGCAGGGCGGTTTCCAGCAGTTCTTGCAGCTTCTTTCCACGTCTGGATGCTCTGGTCAGGATGCCCCGGCAGGCTTTCGCGCTCAAATAGTATTTCTCCGGCACGTCCACCTGCAAAATCCACGACAAGAGCGATACGCTTTCTTCTCTGGGGGACTCCCCAATGTTGAGCGTCGAGCTGTCGCCAAGCCAGAGACCATCCGTTTCCGGCGATTGCTCCGGCTTTGCTCCATCTGCCCCCCCCTCGGAGGTCTAGGAATAATAATTTCTGGCTGTTCCACGCGGGCAAGTTCTTCCAGCACGGCTCTGAAATCTTCTCCTCCATTGCTGGAAAAAGCCCCTGGTACATTTTCCCAAACAGCGAAAGTTGGGTACATTCCATTTGTCGCTTTCCTCATTTCCTTGATGATTCGCACGGCTTCAACAAAAAGTCCCGACCGTTCCCCGGCAAGTCCGGCTCTGCGTCCTGCAATGGACAAATCCTGGCACGGACTGCCGAACGTGATGCAATCCACAGGCTCTATCTGGTCGCCGTGAATCTTTGTAATATCGCCAAGGTGGATCACGTCTGTTGACCTGCCTTTCTTGCCATTTCCACGACCTGCTCTGCGGTCAACCAGCCCTCAACGCCGTTGTCGTCCCGGATGTTGCCCATCACTTCAAGCAAGCCCTGCTTGAATCCGTAGGAGCCGTAACCGCAGATAGCGTCCCAGTTTCCGCCAAAGTTCTTGTCGTTCACCGTGACTTGCCAGCCCCAGTCCTTGTCCGAAAAGTCCTTGTCCATCTCCGGGAAGCGGCGGTGCAGATCGTGGTTGACGTGCAACTCCGTCAGCATTGCGTCGAGCTTTTCAATTTCCGTCACGTCTCTTTCGCCTCCCAGTTCTCTACGATCCAGCGAATTGCGGCGTGGAGCGCGCGCTTCGGGCAGGCTCTAACCGTTGCCATTTTTGCGACCAGCCGGATTGCCGTGCGCACTTTTTCTCTTTCTGCCTCGGTAATTGGCGTAAAGCGATCATCCGCCATATCTTCCAGCAGTTCGATAGCCTCTGAATACAGCATGAAATCAACCTCCTTTGTTTTATCATTTCTTGTGTGGGTGGTTGGAGTCGAACCAACTTTTATCTCGGTGTTCTGGGGGAGATAAACGCCGCCGTCGCCGTCAGCCATAGACGCACCCACATATAAGACCGCCGCCTCCCTGGAGACAATCGAAAAGACGGAGAGGCGGCGGTCGGTCTTATCTGCCTTTAACCAGCAGGGGGAAAGACCTGCCGCCTTTGGCTTGGGCGGGTAGGACAAGGCACTTCTTCGCTTGTGCGGCTGCGCACCCTCTTTCGGCTTCCGTTGCCGTCATGCAGGGTACGACTTGACTAGGAGCAGCATGGTTTTTCACCAGCTTTCGCGTTAGGAGGGACGCTGCCATACGGCACTCTTTCGCCCTGTTGGTGCGCAAATGTTATGGAAAATCGCACCAGCTTCCATGATGCCTATACGCAACCGACGCGGGCGGGGTTCGGCCCCGCTTTCAGTGGATCAGCAGCTACCAACAACTGATCCGCCCCGCGTCACATAAAAGGCCGCCGCACTGACGCGGGGTGTAGCGGCCCTGCAAAATAAGCCAATGGGGTTACTTATTCTTCGGTCGATAGTGCTTGCACGCTTTGTCGTAACCACCGCACGGCGCACACCGTGGGATGGTTATTTTGAACGTATGCTCACACTGTACTTCTCTTGTTGCGCCCTTTTGCGGGGCGGTCTTGGTGTATGCGCTTCTTGCCAAACGGTTCTCCTTTTTCGCTTTCTGGATGTAACTTGCGCGCCCCATCGGGGCCGGATGTTCTCGTTCGTCCTGCCAGATTTCCCATCGTTCCGGCTTGTTATAATTTCTTGTCAGCCGCCAATATGGCCAGATGTACCGATAGTAGATTCCGCCTTTACAAGCGTCCCAGGCTGCCAGTCCGGCAGTTGCTATATATGCAATCTCGGCTTCCGAAAACCCGCAGTTCAAATCTTCCGGCAGGAGTGCAGCATCTCCCGTGATTCTTGTTCCATCCGGCAGATACACAACGTACCTTGCCGGGTTTGCGTTACCGTTCATCATAGTGGGTGGCGATTATGTCTGCGAAATGCAGGCAGAGAACTTCTGGATAGCGGTCATAGGCTGTTCCGAGTGTGTCCCAGCTTTCCTTACCGCAGTACGCCCCCATGTGCCAGCGAATCGCAATGATTTCTTTCCCGGTCAGCTTGATAAACCGCTGTGCCATAATCACGCTCTCTTCGCCGTGTCCCAGCAGACCGCGATCCTCATAACCGTACTTGTGGAATGCGGTTTCGTGGTACTTGTTGACCTTGCAAATGTCGTGCAGGAGTGCCGCCACCAGCACGGCGTTATTGTCGCAGTCCTTAAAGGCGTGGTTTGTTTGGCACAGTTCCATTGCCGCATCCGCCACATTTACGGTATGGGCTGCCAGGCCGCCGCAATGGTTGGAGTGGTGCTTAATACTTGCCGGGAGACCAAAGAACCCCTGCTTCTCCAAGTCGTAGAGCAGTGCGTCCGCACCGGGCCGTTTGTGAAGTTCTGCTTCCAGCCACAGCGCTTCAAACTTTTCCCGCGGCTCCATGCCCTCATACTGCTTTTCGTTTGTCATTGCGCTTGCCCTCCTGTTTCTTCTGCCATTCCTCGAACCGCTTTACGTTCGCCGGGTCAGAGTAGAAAAGCTCCGCCAGATCGAGCAGGCCGCGGGTCTGGTATTCCGTAACGATGGGCTGGGCTTTTTTTCTTGCCATTGCCGTACCGCCTTTCTTAGAACTTCCCCATGAGCAGATGTGCGAAAAACTCCGTCATGCTGTCCGTCCGCACACCGCGCTTGCCGCTGATCTTGTCGAGCCATTCTTCCTTGCAGGCTTCGTCGATCATCTTGTGCATAACATTCTTGAGTTCGGCCAGCTCCTTTTCGTTGCTCGCCACGGTCACAAGCACCCCGGATGCAATTCTTCCGGCCAGCATGAGCAGACCAGCTCCCGTCCCGTCCAGACCGATCAGCATTTTCCCGGATTCGTCCCGGCTTGCGTTGATTTTTGCAGGCGTTTTCATGTTCGTTCTCCTTTTGTTTCTGTTTTATATTCGGATGTGGAGGCGCGCCCCGGAGTCAGCACCGGGCGGGCGGGTGAATAACTCCCACCCTGCACTGGCCGCGCCATATCAAAGGGGCGGTTTGGACAGGTTACCGCCCCGCCCATGCGGGCCGCCCTGACGTGTTCTTTTTGTCCTCGTCTGGTAGGACACCCGGTAAATCCGATAAACCGGGGGGGCCGTCTGCGCCCCCCGCTTCCGCC